TCAGACAAGCTTCAATCCGCCGCTACTAATGAACACGACCACGGCGCTTAGTATCCCGCCTACAACGATCCACATAATCCGCGACAGCGTGGCTTGGATGCCTTTGACGGAATATTCCAGCCCTGAGAACCGTGTATCGATCCGGGCTTCCATCGCTACCCACTTTTCATCATGGCGAGCGCTGTCGATATCTCGCTGGCGCTGCCAAGCTTCCAACGTGGTCAGACGCTGATTGTTCGACTGCGTTGCATGTTCCAGCCCGACTACGCGAGCGCGAAGATCGTTTTCTTCCGGCATGTTCGTTGCATCCATCCGCCCGGTTGCCCCTATTACTTCTTGTCGTGAATAGCGCACTCGTCTTTCGACCAGACGCCGCCTGCACAACCGCGCACTATGGTGCGGTCGATCTTTCGTTGATCTGCCTCGGTTGCCCCGCGAGCGCCTAGCAGATCGGTTCCGAGTACCCTACGGACGCCTTCCACATTTGCCGGTGCTGAATGTCCACACCCCGCCAGCGTCAATGCACTCATCATAAGAGCGAGCAGCGTCCAGAGCTTTGCCTGCGGCTTCATTGTTCTGCCTTTCCACTTCGGTTTTGACGCCGGATGAACCGTCACTGTGACCGACCAGATAACCGCCGCCGAATATGACGACAGCGGCGATAAGGATTGCCAAGGCTGATTTCAGCCAATTGGGGACGAAAGCCCAGAGCGCCATCATGCTTCTTTCCTCACCCTTTGGATAAAGAAGTAGAGACCGATACCGACTAGCGCGACCATTGCCACAGCAAGCGCCCACTGCATCGGGCCGGAGCCGGAAGCCATCGCAGATACGCCACTGATTAGCCCGCCCAGAGGCCCCCAGCTTTCCGGCTTGGATAATACCGTCTTGAGAGACGTGTCCGACTGTACGGCCTTGCCTGTCGGAACCTGCGGCACCGGTGAAGGTACGGGAGCACTATCGCGAGAGAACGCCAGAGCGCGAGAGCGAACCCGCGAGACACGCGAAGTCCAGCCCTTGCCGAATGTCGAGAACGTGCCGAGACCTTTCAGCCACGCCAGACGCGCGTCGCACAGTTCATTGATGATCCGGTCTGCGGCCATCTTTCGGACAGCAGCCAGCGTCTTTGCACCGATGACGCCATCCTGATCGACGCCGACAACCTTCTGAAGCATCTTCACTGCACGGGCTGGGCCGGAATTGATGGCAAAGTCAAAGACCGCATAATCCACACCGGCAGGAAGATCATTGCCGGAAACCTTGTTCCAGTAGTTCTCCCGGTAGATATCTGTCGCCTTGGATTTTGTCAGCGCCTTCACCTCGGCCTTCGAGACACGACGGCCTTCCCAGGCTGACAGCGTGGCAATCGTGATGCCCAGATTGGTAGCGCCGCCCGGATCGGCCTTGTTATCGACATACCCGCCTTCTTCCGAGAAGACATGCGGCATCGCTTTGGCAAAGGTTCCCTTGGCCATTGGTGATTTCCTTTCGGCAAAGAAAAAGCCGCCTCAGTGGGCGGCATGCTTGTCAACTTATTACAGTTAGGATTATTTAACTCGCGTCAATAACGGGGTTGGGATATGTTTTGGTTCAATGTTGCCATATCGATAGTTGGCGTCGGTATCGTTTCGTTCGGATTGATTGGATTTTTGAAATCGCGCCAGTTCTTTCAAAACCTATGCAAATAGGGAGTACTTTTTGCTAGACACGATGCTCAATTTTTCCGACGCTTTCCATCCGTGGGTGATCTTTTCAATAGGATCAGCGCTAGTATTTTCTGCCGCCGTCGTCGCAGGATTGATTTTCTTTTTCAGACGCTAACCGCTCACGAAAATAATCAATGAGCACCTTGTCTGAGCCACGGTCAATGAAGTTGTAAAGAGGCTTTCCGTGGGTATCCATGATCAGAATCGAGATGTATTCGATCACCAATCCAGTAAGAAAGATCGATATCCCTCCAAAAAACATGATCGTAATCATCAGTGATGCCCAGCCTGTCACCGGAATAACAGAGGGGTCAATAAGCTTCGCAATAATCACGACCAATGAGAAAAGGAAGGCTAGGCAAACGGCAAGGCCTCCGATGGCGCTGCCGATCCGCAAGGCTTTGACCTGCGTTGAAAACAACAGCCTGCGCGCATGACTGAACAGGCTTTTGAGACTGTAGCCACTCTTTCCTGTTTCGATAAATCGTTCGTCCTTTAATAGCATCGTGACGTTTGAAACTCGTTGCGTGAACCACGAAAGCGTTATGTCGAAATAAGTACTGTGCCCGCACGCTTGAGACGCCTGGCGAGCGATACTGCCGCGAATAAGCCTGAAGCTATTGAATACGGTGATGTTTCGATTACCACTCAGTTGAACCATCAGAGACTTAAATGTTTTCGATGTCCAGTCGCGCATGAAGCTCTGATGCACAGCCTCTTCTGGGTTGGCATAAACGACATCACCTCCCAGCGTAACAGCCTCTTTTAATAAGCCCTCAATCTCTTCCGGTGGATGCTGCAAATCCTCATCCATCGTTACAACCCAGTCTCCTGAGCTTTTCATAATACCTGCCACGGTCGCGGCATGCTGCCCATAGTTACGGGATAGATGGAATGGTTTTACCCAATCGTGCTCCAAGCAAAGATCATCAATGATAGCACCCGATCCATCCTTTGCACCATCGTCAACAAATATAAGCTCAGTTACCTGGAATGGCGTATCCTTATTGGCCAATGCACCGCGTAAACCGGCAACGCGCTCACATAACTGCCTGATATATGCCTCTCCCGAGTACACTGGTACGACGATTGAAACGGAAATCATTTAAAGCCCCAATTTGTCCTTGCGTGATGAATTAACAACTGTAAGAACCCTGTTCAAACAAAATCGGGCTAGATATGCGTATAATTCAACAGGCGGTCAAATTCGGCTTGGTCGGATTGGTTAACACACTCATTACCCTCATTGTGATTGCATTTTTGACATGGGCCAACGTTTCGCCGTGGATAGCGAATGCTGTCGGATACGCCGCTGGCCTCATCAATAGCTATTATGGTAACTTACTGTGGACGTTCACCGCACCGCCCAGCAATAGCAATAAGCTGAAATTCTTCACGTCATTCGCCATCGCTTATGCAATCAATCTCGCATTCCTGTCAATTACTCTTCCTCTGACAGAAATACATGCGATGGTACCGCAAATACTTTCCATGGTTGCGTACACGTTAACCTTCTTTGTGCTATCTAAATTCTGGGTATTCAAAAATTGACCAAGCCGAAACCGATAGCTATTCGATGCAGGCAATCACACCATCTCCATTCATAGTGATGTAGCCATTGCTCGGCCACTTCGAAGAAGCTTCACAAAACTTTATGTCATCTTCGGTTGCATTTGTTATCGGAAACCGGAAGCCTGTTGCTTCAAATATGACACCCCGAACAGCCCATCCAGGTGTAGAAAGGCGTCCGTTCGGATTATTAACGATCTTTACAGAGCTAATAGAATAGTCATTTTTCAAGCGAAGCAAGTCTTCCGCAATCTGCTGTGCAATCCACGTGTTCTGTTTGTTTTTTCGAGCGAAATCTAAAAAATAAGCATCCGATATGATCGTAGAGAGTATCACCATGAACGCCAGCGCGGCGGATAAAGACAGATACACGCTCTTGCGAGAAGTATTTTTGACATGCGCATTGGATAGAGCGACCGCTAATAAAATCCCTGTCAAATATGCGAAAGCGCTCAAATTTCTTGTGGTGGGGTCCCAATCACTTAGAATTGCTATCGGAGCCAAGACAACAGCAACGGATGCAATATACGCCGCACCCAATATTATAGATTTGTAGCGCAAAACAAAGATAATATAAATAGCAGAAACTAACGATAACAACGTCGCAGCTATCGTATATGCCTTGTTAACAATATAAAATCCATTAGTATACAACAATGGTAAAAAATCTTTTATCTGCTGAATTCTATCCCCTACATTTGAAGCAGATAGCAAGCTTGCTCTATTGTCCCAACCTGGGCCCGCAATATTTTTAGTAAATGCGAAAATTGCCGCGTAGATAGCTAGGGCAAACAATATTGACGAAAAGCTCGAGGTTAACCATTTAGCGTCAAAAAATTTATCTCTACTGGCATTATCCCAAATTACAAGCAGTACCGCGATGGGGAACACCGGCTGATAAAATGTCAACGCTAGTGCAAGGCAGGCGCCGGAGAAAAAAGAATTTCTCACTATCGGCGCAACCGACATTCTGCGGTAAAAATAAACAAACCCAGCTAATAGAGCAAATGCTGCAAAGAAGTCTGGAATTGTTCGCCTATACATAAGTAACGTTGACCAATACGGGCTGGAAACTATTAACGCCGTAGGCAATGCAACACTAAAAAATGATGCCTTCTTACCCAAAACTGTATCAGCCACAAGACTTGTGCACAAAGCAAAAGATGCAAAGAACAGTACCCACCAAGCCGGTCCACTATCTGCTATTGATATGCCGAGACGATTGAATATCACAGAGTGTGCAGCTTGCCCCAATCTTCCTTGCTGGAGAAAAAAATCAGCTGACGTTGCTTGTTCAACTGATGAATAATCATCGGGCGCATACGCGCTGATTACGGCTTGTCCGTTCACAAGGAAAAGAACGCAGACGCCGAACAAACTCGATACCAGTATTCTGTACCTGTCCAATGCAACTTGAATGTCAGATTTTATATTCGTAATCATTCCCAGCCTCCTTGATAAGAAGGCTGGGTTTATCCAAATCATGGGACTAAGGCAAGGTAAGCTATTGAGCAGATAACTGAGCAACAATAAAGATGTCAGTTGCACTGGTGTTGGGGTTAGATACCTGCACCGAGGTGCCATTTAGAGAGCTGATCCATAAGTTCTTATCTAGTTCTCCCCCTGGAGAAACCGCTGAAAAAGTTACAACAGGATTTTCACGGAATTTAAATGGGAAATTCCACGAGTTATTACCCCCGGCTGGAATGGTTATCCGTGTAGTCTGATGCCAATTGTCTAACTTGAATGGCGATCCGGTAAAACCATTGGCATCTAACTTAATATGGGTGTTGGGGTTTGGTGTTCCTGCAACAAGCGCGCCCGTTGTAGTGTAGACATGAAGATTTATTTCACTTCCGCCAGCATCTCTGCTGGAAAACTCGATAGTAGAAGATTATCTGGAAACTATCTTTAACATTTATCCAGAATGGCGCACTCGCTATGATCAGCAAATACTTTTCAGCGTGATGATGTCGTCCGTTAAACTAGGCGACGTATGGGGCCGAGCTGAATTCAATCGTGCCAATAACACATTCTTTCTGCACCCGGGGGCCAATCAGCCCACCGAGATTAAATTTCCATTCAGGGGGCACCTTGTTTTCCGGCTTGCAAGTCCATGTGAGGGAATGCTGGGTGCGACCGTTACAGTCGGTGACGGTAACGGATCGACATCAAAATCGCTGATGCCCATGCAGGGTGAACCAGTTGACTTCGACACCACCGCACTGGAAAAGATGTCGGCTTATGTGAACATCAAACACAACGGAGACGCCCGATGTGATGGGATCATAATGTCGATGAAGCCTCAATAGACAGCTGTAGCCAAAACATTAACTGGCTGCGCATTGCTGTTGGGGTTGAATATCTGAACCGATGTCGGTGTAAGGCCATTCACCCATAATGGAAGCGTCAGAGCAGCAGAAGGAAGAACAGGGGTGACCTGCACATTCGGGTTCTGACGGAATTCGTAAGGGAAGGTCCACGTGTAAGACCCTCCAGCCGGAATTGACGCGAGGAACGTGGATTGTTCCATGTTGTTGAGTTCATAGCGAGAGTTACTGTTAACGGTCCCTCGTATAAGCACATCATCAAGCTTGTTTACCGTTCCAAATACGCCAACATTGGCGGTCGTATAGACTTTGGCTCGAATACGATTGCCGCCCTTGTTTCCTACATCAAATAGAAACGCGCCTGCGTCTTGATCTGACATAAGTAAATCAATGTCATTCTGTGCGATCACGTCACCAGCATTGCTTGAGAACTTCACACCCACGCATGCAGGCCGTCCGGCTGGAGGACCTTGAAGTGCACCACGTATGATGTTCAGCGTGCACGATGCACCCCCAAGCGCAATGTTCACGCCTCCCCATGCCGCATAGAAACGGGTAGATGGATCAAACTGGTTACCGGACGAAAACAGCCCAAGGTTTGCTGTCTCCGCACCCTCTATATTACTACCACCAGACCATTCATTCATTGAGCCTGCCCATGTGGAAACAGAATAGCGCATGCGCTGCCTGCCCGACCTTGTGGCTGCATGGATGGCGATATTCCTCGAGGAACTGCCTTCGTGATTAAATCCGTCGAAGGTATTCCCTGCGGACTGGCCAGCATCGAGAACAATAATATCTTCGTGCAGGCTATCGTGTGGACCTAAGTCCCAAAACCCATGTTTCCCAACATAATCCACGCGGATATGCTTGAAGGCGGTTTCCAAGTACCGGCTATCGTAGTTGTCTGGATGGTCGCCAATAAACTTTTTGATGATGCCGCACTCAGCGCAGTTTCTGACGTATAGATTTTTTACGTTGTAATGATCTCCAACAACAAAAAACCCGTGCCCCGATGTATTCCCGGCTCCGTCATTCCAATTTCCATCTAGGTCAAAGCCATCGATCTCGAAATCATAAGGGAAAGTCAGATAATCATTCTGGTCGGTTAATACGAAATTTTCTTCTGAATTAATCCCATACATCAGCGAAGTGTTCGACCCCGCAATCTGTCGAATGATCGTGCCGTTTTTCCCCTTCCCTTTCCATTTGCTGAAAGGATGAATGACCAACTGAGAAGCCATGTAGACTTTTTCACTAAACACCAGCCATTTCGAAGGAGTGAAAGAGCGGCAGAACGCATCTGCTTGCGCTATCGCATCCGTGTCATCTGTTAAGCCATCACCGAGAGCGCCAAACATTTCGGGCCTGACCTCTAAGTCGATCAGCTGATATCCCGTCTCTTCTTCATTAACTACGAGCGCCTTGCCCACATCGCCTGGCAAGATAGGAGGCAAGTTTAGACTTGCCGCAGCAGCCTCGGCTCGCGCAGCAGCGTCTTCGGCAGCCGCAAGGATAGCTTCGGCATCGCCGTAAGACAGGAGCCGCAGTTCTGTGCCGGTATCAATGCAGAGCAGCGCCATACCCGGCGTGAGATATCCAGCAGGTACCGGCTGATTGATGTTCGTCACCAGATCGCGATTGATCGCGCCTGATACCGTCACCGGCCCGGTATTCTCCTGAGTGACGTTCAGGATATAAAGCACCTGATACGCAGCCGCAGGGATTGGAACGGACGCCGTTACGACGATATTGTTGGCTGTGCCTTCGTCAGCGTTATTCAGCCGAATGACGCGGTTATCCGGGAAGTTGTCGCCCCCCTCGGTCAGCGCCTTCAGCGTGTCGCGGATATCTGGCTTGTGCGGGTTGAAAGGGCCGGACGCGGGAACGCCATCGGTAACGAAATCACGGAAAATCTCGTCAATCGTGCGAACGGTCATGCGAATGCTCCATGGCAAAACGCCCCGCCAAGGCAGGGTGTGAATTTCTTAGTTTGTCGGGTTGGTCAGGGCGTTGTTTTGATCGTGCTGGCCGAGTAAGCGCCTACGCGCCCCTTCTGGGTTCGAACGGCCAATTGGAACTCGTATTCTGTCAATGCCGAAAGCGTAGGCGTTTCAAAGCTCTCCGCGTCGTTTTCGAGCGGCCCAGCTACACGCCATTCTGTATCAGCCGTTTTCTTCCAGCGGACCATGTAGTTCAGCAATAGATTGCCAGTGGGCGGAAAACTCAACTCTGCTGCTGGGCCTGAAATAATTGTAACGTTGGGCGCGTCTGGAACTGGCAAATCATCATCTGATGTTGTTTCATCTGAAACTGGCGCAGTCCCCTCTTGCGACGTATCCCACTGGTATGCCGACTGAGGCATAGATTGAACCTGAATGGTTGCGCCTTGCAGAATGCCGCCTTCACCAAGAATGAATTTGAAATCAAGGACTTCAAAGACACTGTTGATGCCAAACAGCGGGTATTGGATGCGGATAAGCCGTTCACCGAATGCAGCAAGACCCATCAGGTTCGTATTGAAGGTCCCCACCCAGTTCGGATTTGCTCGGAACCATTCAAGCTTCATCAGTCTCCTGGCTTGGCTATGCGACGGAGCCATATTGAACTGAACGTCTCGGGCTTCCTCTCCCCGCTCTGAAACATCAGCCTCGTCCGCCCAAGGATCGGCGTCGGACGCCTGATAATCTTGGTTCGGATCAAGGAATGTAGCCCGGATCGTGTTAGCTGTCGTCATTACATCACGGCCACGACCCACGTCACTGAAGCCCGTTATGGCGTCCGAGGTGAGAACCACAGTCGGCTCCGACCACGCGCCGATATCCAGTGTCAGACCGCCGTCAGGCGTCGGAACGAGCCTGCCATCGCTACATCCGAGCATACGTCCCAGAACGTCAGCGGGCCGTTCGTCCAAGCTGTATGAACCCCACAGGCGATATCTCGGTTCGGAGCCACCTGCGGCCACAGGGATTGCTTCTGCCGCCCGGTTATAGGAAGCAACCCATCCGGCTTGCGCCAAAGGCGTTGAAACGAGGCTTTCCGGGAGGCGCATTCCGTCGCGGTGCGTCATGTAATCCCGGATCACTGCGGCGGCGTTGTCGTTCCAAGCGACCGCACCCGTGACCGGGTTTTTGACGAGAGACGTGCGAGCCACCACGCGGTAGTTCGTGTTCACACCGTTCGGGAAGAGGCTTAGATAATACTCGTCACCGACTGCATATTGGCAGGCGAGCAAGGAGGCTATGCCGTCCCCCCGGTGCGCTGCGGTCCACTGAGGGAACCTTGAGGTTAGCTCACCGTAGGCCGCCTCGATTGGTGCGCCCAGCCGGGATTGGATGCGCAAGAGAGGGTTTCCCGTCGTTCCTTCACGCCATTTGCTCGGCGGGGTCGGTGAGCCGTCCGGCAGCAAATCGATCTTCTGATCATCAAGCCAGTATTCTTCAATGGCATCGAATGGGCCTTGCCCCAAGGCAAGAACCTTGAAGAAGCCGCCGCTCTGGGTTTCAGCGAATATCCATGCGCCAGATGTCTTAACGCGGCCATAGTGGCGAATGCGGGGCGGCGTAGGCTGGCGAACCTGCTGCTGCACATCTTCCGGCTTCGGTTGCTTTGGTCGAAACAGCGACGATGCCAGGTAAGAAATACCCAGGCCAATAGCCAAGCTGCCAAGCGTCGTACCGGCGGCAAGCGTGATGAGGGCAAGACCTGTCTGCAAGGCAGCGCCAAGCGCTCCTGCGCCAACCACGGATGCAATGATGCCCGAAAGTGCTACGGCCATTACAATCTCCAAGCCTTCCAGACAGAATTGAGCGGTGCTCCGACGAAGCCCTGCTCATCGTGCGAGAACCAGCAATCGCCTACATGGATCGCCATGCACAGTTTGCCGTTATGGATGATCAAACCGACATCGCCGGTCACAGGCTGGCCGGTCTTAATGAACCCTTGCGAGCGCATTGCCCGGTTGACCAGCACAGCCAGCCCGCCACGATCTGACAAGACCGATGCCGCCCCCTCAGCGTCCGAATACTCGCGATCAACCCAAGCGAGCGGCGAGCGGCCAGTGCATGACCGTATCCAGCGGTCCACGGTCGAAACACAATCGGTCTCTCCCCACCGGAAAGGCTTTTGCGCCTCGGCTGCTACAAACTCTTTTATATTCAATGGCTTAGCCTAGTAGTCGGGGTATTTGAAGGATTTAAACAACAGCGAACCGATGAACTGACAGAACTTGTCTCCGGGTGAACGACGCTGTTGGTCTCGGTCGGTATAGCGGCCATATGCTGGTCGAGATCGGTTGAAGAATGCGTTTTCTGCCGTCATGCTGATCGACTGAATAGCGCCTTCTGTGCCTTGCATTTCGGTGCGGCTGATGCGGGGCGGCTGCATGAAACCCCACCAGATCGGCGCGGGACCGCCAAGCGGCTGCCATTCCTCATCGAAAAGCTGGATCGAGATAACGACAATGCGCTGATCTACCTCGTCATTTGCATCAAGTGCCATCGCGAGAAAGTTCAGCGTGGCATCCGGCAAGCCTGAAAGCTGGAACGTGACGTTCTGTGCGGCAGTGGTCGAAGCCATGCCGATGCCGTCAATAGAGCCATAGCCATACATCGGTTCATAGCGATTGCCTCCGGTTTCCAGCGCCGTGTTGCCGTTCCAGACACGCATTGTCTCGGACGCAAAGCGGAACTCGACAAGGAAATCCAGCCTAACTTCATGTTTGGCGAACTCGGCCAGTTGCGTCGGATCAAAGAAAGCCATCAGACATCTTCCACGAAATTCACTGTCGGGAATGACCACTGCGAAATGAGATCAAGATCGAGGTCCATTTCGCTATCAGACGCCAGGCGCATCCTGCACACTGGATAGTCGAACTCCATCTCGCTACCAGCTGGCGCGGCTTCGCGGGCCGGAGGACGGAATGTGATCGTTGCCGTATTTGTACCTGTCATCTGCACTGTGCGGATGCGGTACATTCGTTCTCCGATTGAGAAATCCATCCCAGGCTGCAATTGGCCAGCTGTAACAAGCGATATGTTCGCCGTCGTCCCGCGCAGCGGTATGTTGCTGGTCAGGCGGATATCGATTGACCGGGATCGGTACAGCCCGCCATCACTGAACGGGCTGGTATCGGAGTGAGGCACTTTATCAGCCGCGCCATCCCCGTCAGGATCGAACGGCTGATAAGCGCAGCAGCGAGGAACCAGGATCGGACGCAAACGACCTTCCAGCAGATTTGCAATAGCCCGAAATGCAAGAACGGAAGGCGATCCACGACGAATAATGATGTCGCTGAACGTCGCCTTCCAGATACCGGCGTCAGAAGCCGTAACCTGCGTCACGCCAGACACGCTGGAAGGGCCTGCGAGTGTACGCGGGGCAATATTGAACGGGTCACGCTTCGGCTTGAGCACCGAACGGGGCCAGAGAATGGTTGCCATTACATACCTTCCTTGCCCGTTGCCGCCAAAAGAGGTAAAAACGACGAACGCGCCGGGGACGGCAATCCCACGACGCGCTCTAACCAAGCCAACCTGTCAGGAGGTCGAAATGGCTGTTGCACGTCTATGTCAAATCGATGGATGCGGCAAGAAATTCTATGCTCGCGGATGGTGTTACGCTCATTATCAACGTTGGTGGAAACACGGTGATCCCCTTGGCGGGAAATTGTCACCTGGGGAAGCCGTTGATTATTACTATTCAGTTGTTGAGCCATACGAAGGTGATGAGTGCCTAATCTGGCCTCATACTCGCGTTCGTGGGTATGCAATGTTCCACGTCGATGGGCAAAACCATTACGTCTCTCGATTTCTTTGTGAGGTTTCCCACGGCGCAGCCCCATCATCGTCTCATGAAGCCGCCCATTTGTGCGGGAATGGGGCGAATGGATGTGTAACAAAAGCACATCTTGCATGGAAAACTCGCACCGAAAACGAACATGACAAGGTTTCTCACGGCACAGATAACCGTGGTGAACGGTGCGGGACATCAAAGTTAACATCAGATCAGGTCCGTTTAATTCGAAGTCTTGCAGGCAAAGAAAGCTATCGCCGTATCGCGTCACGCTTCGGTGTAACTGCGGGTCATGTGAGTGACATAGTCGCTCGCAAACGTTGGTCGTGGATGGATTAAAGATCACATCTTACGAGCCTGTGCGTCTGCTAACATGGTCGGGAAGTTCGATTGAACGGCCTTGGCGCTTTGCTGCACCGAAACCTGAACAATCGCGCCGGAAGCAGTCTGAATTCGCTGATCGGCAATCTGAGCCATCCGCCCGCTGTCGTCCTGAAGGACAACGTTGATGGTTTCGGTGCTTCTGCCCTTGTTCACCATACCGGCACCGCGAGGAAGCACAACCTCGCCACGCTGGAGAATGGCCGGGATTTCTCCCGGCTGCAGCCCTGCAACGCCGCCCGTGTGGTAACGCTTTGCACCGGCAAAAACCGATGGAGAGACTGCGCGACCGTGACCATATCCATGCGTACCAGCCACGCCACCACTGTGTAGGATGCCCGGTATAATAGCGCCGCCGAAAAGACCGCCCTTCCCACCGCCAAACAAACCGCCACCGCTGAAGATATTGTTCAACGCGATGTCGATAAGCTTGCTGGCGACTTTCTGGAGCGCATTCGCCAGAGCTTCGGAAGCGCTCGCGCCATTGCGCAGGTCATCAATGAAGCCGCCCAAAAGGTCTTTGCCAAGGTTGGCAAACTCTTTCGCCTCCCTGTTCAACTCCTTCTGTTCAAGCTTGTATGCCCGCGCTGCCTCCTTCATCTGGTCATAGGCTGACACGCGGCTTTGTGCGTAGGCAATCACGTCGTCTACAGTCTTGCCGCCACCAAGGATCGACTGATTGGCCGATATGGCAGACTGCGGAAGAACTTGGCTAACCAACGTGCCGCTCTTCGCAGTCAGAACCGAGATGGCACCCTTCGGACCGAGAAAGTGGGCAAGCTGAAGTGCAGCTTCATTGACCGATACACCAGCTTGACGAAGGATCGCCGCATTCTCGCGGGCATATGCCTCAATCAGCTTCTTTGAAATCTCCGCGTCATTGCGCAGCGCAAGAATTGTCTGATCTGACATGTTCTTGGCCCGATCCGGGAAGTTCTTCTTGAACAGATCAAGCCAAGTGCTTTCGATGAACTGGCCGAGGCCGGTTGCGGAGGAAAGTGGGTTCTTCGCATTGGCGCGCCCGCCACTTTCCGCCTTCACAACATCGCGGACATACTTCGCAACGATATCATCAAGCTCATCAAAGCTGTCCTTTACCTTCTTGCTTCGCGTTCCTCCTGTGCGCCGTTCACGCTCTGGGGCGAAGCTTTCCGGGTTCGGACGCTGACCGGGCGTCGGTATCGTCTGAGCAACACGGATGCGTTCTTGTGCCGCCTGAAACGCTCGATATGCATCATCCCGTTCTTCGCGGCTTGTCGCGTTGCGCAGAGCATCGCTATAAGCCTTTTCGGCCTTCTCCATTTCGGAAAGGGCTGGGATCGCTATGTTGGCAAGCTCTCGCACCGATTTGGTGAAGGCGCTGACGTTGTCAGCCTGCCGCTTTGCAGCAGTACCGACGCCGGTAATGACGCCTGTCAGCGTTTCTAGCTTCGACTGGACTTCCTCACCAGCCTTGCCGGAATTGATGATTTCACGAATGATCGCCTTGATGCTTTCAGGCGTTCCGGTCTGGTTTTCGATATCAATCAGGCGATTGATGAATTTGCGTATATCTGGATCGCCGTTCTTGATGCCTTCCCGGAGATTGTTAAGCGCACCCTGAAGCTCCTGAATGATATACGTAGCGCCTTCGAACTCCCCGGCAGGGATCGAAGAAAGCTGGTCATTCAAGTCGCTGGCAACGCTCGCAATCGTGTCTTTGTACTCGCGAATGCGATCCTGAATATCAAATGCCAGTATCTGGCGGCTTTTGGCGCTATACTCCTCCGCACCGGCTGCCGCCTCCCCGTAGGCGTCCTTGATGCGTCGGATAAGTTCGGAGTGGCCTTTCAGCACTTCCTCCGCATCTTTGGTATCGCTGCCGAGACTGGTGAAGTACTGGTAGGCAGCGCCCGTCAGGCCGATGATTGCAAAGGAGGCCAGAGAAACAGGATTAAGCACCGAGGCAAACGCACCGCCCAAAAGCTTGACAGCATTGATAACGCCGCCACTACCCTGGAACACCTGCGCTACCTGTCCGCCTTGTTGCATCATAACCGTGAAGGGAGACGCGCCTCCTGAAAGACTGGTTGCGATGTCATTCAACTGAAACGACAGGTTGGCAGTGGCGGCACGGGTTGCGCCGATGGACATAACAGCCTTGTCACTTCCGTCCTTGAAGGACTTGGCAACATTATCGTTCGCCTTCTTGAAGCGATCCTCAACGCTCTGCGCTTCCTTGGCGGCACGACGCGCAATAGCTGCCATCTGCCTTTCAACCTTGGCCTGCGATGCTTCAATGCGTATCAGCAAGGCGGCAGCATCGTCAGCCATGGTTCAATCCTTCCAAGTCGTCATTCGAACCCGGCAATGCCGAGTTCGCTCAGAACTTCGTCGCTATAATCAGGTGCTTTGTCTTCCGCGCCGTTCGCCTTGGCGAAGCCAGTTGCGCAGCAGTTAAATTCCCACAGCGTCATGTCATCGATCTGCCTGGGCGACAGGCCGAGAGCGGCCCCAGTCAT